CTGGTGCTGGTGCTGGTGCTGGTGCTGGTGCTGGTGCTGGTGCTGGTGCTGGTGCTGGTGCTGGTGCTGGTGCTGGTGCTGGTGCTGGTGCTGGTGCTGGTGCTGTTAGTGGCGAAAAACGCAGATTCCTTCCTTCTCAAGGTAGACATATTGAGCGTAGTAGCGCAAACGATGCCAAGAGCGGATTTCGTAGCGCGAGAACTTCGCGTGGCAGAAGTTTGCCCACATTGACAATCCAAATTCCTAGTGATACAGCAGATGCTGGCACGGGGGGGAATGTAAAGGGAAGCAAGACGTATGGAAGCGTCAAAGTCCAGAATCAGTTTGCTGGCCTTGATGTTGATTAACGACGCCTCATAAAATTGAACTTGTTTTGATAATATTAGTATTTACTATTATCAAAGAACGAAGAATGTCATTTCCAAACTGTCCTCCACCTCCACCATCGACGCCACTTCCCGACCAGACTGAACTTTATTTCGGTTGGTTTTCGGAAGCACAACAACAACTGCGGGTATCACACCCGACAGAACACAAACATAACGGAAAAACATTCACTGCGCCACCGTATTGTTACTGGACGCAAGGCGACCAAAAAGTGCTCGTTACGGATGTCACACATTCGAGTATACCGACCGCGCGACAGGTCAAAAATGGCGATATTTATCTAGGTCAAGTGGATAAATATTGGGGGCGGTCGTATACACGGAATGTATGAATTATCTCGTTCGTTTCAATCGACGCTTTTGCGTCATTTTTGTCATAATAACTAATATTTCAATAGATTATTTATTATGTGTACATATTACTAAATGTGTTGTTGTTTATTTTCGGGTGGTGCGACGACGGTTTCGACGGGGGGCGGTGGTGGCGGTACGTGATTTGCGACGCGATGATTTGCGGCGGCGGGTTGAGCGTGATTTGCGTGCGACACGTGATGACTTGGATTTTTTTCTACGACTTCCACCGGGTTGACCCAGGCCTGACAATGAAGGTGCCTCACCTATACCACCATCATCATCATCTTGTAGTTTTTCCCTTTCACCAGAAGAACCAACGCTACCGGTAATAGACGGTCTGGAACCACTATCGGGATAATCTTTTATTTTTAGTTCTAGAAGTCTCAGTATGTCTCTCTTTATTTTTATATCTTTTTTTAATTTGTTTATCACATCGATTGATAGTGGTGGTATGCCGTTATCCTGAAATGTGCTAGTCATTTGAATACCCGTTTCCAAACTTTGTATTTCGCTACGAAGAGAATCAATCGCCTCACGAGAATATCCAGAAGCTACTATATTAGCAACAGCAGTATCAAGCACCTCAGCATAAGCTATTTGATCATTAGCAACAGCAGCAGCAGCAGCAACAGCAGCAGCAACAGCAGCAGCAAGATACTTAGCAGCCATCTCTATTATATTGTTTACATATCCTCAATATTAAAAAACGTCATAACCGCGGAGCGAAGCGACGCCAGCGCCGTGGGGGCGCTACCCCCACTGAAAGGGTCGTGCCGTCTTCTCAACAACCAGAGGTTCCGGCATAAACATAGCCATCCTATCGAAGAATTTCACCTCGGGTAGACTCTTCATATGCGGCACAACAGTCGCCTGGGGTTCGACGAGATTCGTGGAATTGATTCCAAATAACGCGGATTCGATATCCACGGAATTGGAGGAGAAATGCTCGCGAGACATCTTCGTGGGGAGGATGCCTACACTTTCAAACGCGAGGGCGGGTTCAAATGCCTTGCCAGCACAACCGTTCTCAAACGCGACATATGTGCGTGCGAGGCTTTGCGAGTTTTGCTCGATCTTAAAATCGGTGCGTGTATTTTTGTTTCGGGTAGAGGCCATTCTATTCTGGTTTGTAATCGGTTATTATTATTCTATATAATAATTATTCTTATATACTTATTATTCTATATATTTATATGAATTCCTAAATTAAAACATCTGGCGAAGAGAATCCACGATTTCATCCCTGAGTGTTTGTGGTACTTCTTCGCCGTGTTTGACGTGACGCATACACGTATGGAATAAATCGAATATTTGGAATGAAAACATCATACAGAAAATCATCTCGCTGTTATCGGTACCGCTTGGTACGCCGTCGGTCTCGGTATTATCAGTGCCTTCTGCGTGAAACAGTGGATGTGCCGCTAAAATCTCTCGAACCCCCAGATTCTCTCGGAATCGTTCATATAAGTCATCAATAACAGCAGAAACAATCTCCGGATGGTATTCATCATCAGTAATCCCGAACGCCTGAAGAAACTGGATACGGAATAGTGTATCTTGGTCGTCGGGGTCTTCAATCATCTTATACGTGAGGACCAGGTCATAATTATAGCCGGAGAGGTCGAGTGCTGGGGTCAGCGCAGGTTCGGATGATGCGGGTTCAAGCACAGGTTCATCATAGGGCAGTTCATAGGGCTCAACAATTCCGGTGGTTTCGTTCATTAAAATCAATGTATATAAAATATAACACGTTGACTTTATACTATTTCGCTTCTCGCCTCGCTACATACCTTCGCTGCCGCTCCGGTATTCCGCTCGGCTCGGTCAGTCTCACCTCAAGAACACCCTCCGCTGAAGCGCCGGGGTTCTCTCGGCTCGGTCATCTTCGCTGATATATCACCCTCCATCCATAAACAGTGACTAGATAGAGCAATGCGAGACGAAGCAATGTGGAGCGAAGCGGAAGCATTGCGGGAGGGGAGTGTTGCGAAGCAGAAATAATGCGGAGCTGTTCGCCACTTCGTGGCGGATGGCGGAGCATTATTTAAAGAGATACTCCTGATCACGCACCAACTCGCGCGACGGCACACCTCCACGAATCCAGCCATTGACCGCCGCACCTTCCACATAATTCGCCGGGTTGTTAATCGTTGACTTAAACTCCTCCTGAAGAGGGTAGTCTGAGTGTGACACATTCACTTGTTCCGATAATTGCGTTATGCTCTTCTTATTGGTATTCATATCGCCTTGAAGCATACGGGACTCGAAATCAACATTCACGGCACCGCGTCCTAAAAAGGGAACGGTCTTGAAGGGGCGCTCAAGAAGACTCAATTTACACTTGGCGTGGGTATTCAGGCTGCCAATAGAAAGCTCTGAATTAGTATCGATATTACAGCCACCAAATCCAGTCTGGTGTCCACCCTTATAAAACACATTAGGTTGACTAGTCGCGAACTGGATAGGGCGCTCCATCTGGCAATCCGTCGAGAAGAAGTGGTTGAGCGCATAATTCGCCGCGTTTAAATTCTGAACATTGCGCTGCGAGAGGTCACCTGTATCGCAACCGATACGTGACATATTATCAAACGTGTAACTATGAACGTAAGCCATCTTAATATATTATACCTTATGTAATTAACATAGATATAATATTATTTTACTAAAGCCCGGCGGGGGGGAGGGAAGGGAGTGGAATGGAGCTGAATGGAATGTGGGTAGCGCGATATTACTGTCCAATCACCTGCCCTAGTCGAGAATTAATGCGACCGCACGCGAATTCATCGCCCTCCTTACACGACTTCATTTCGCCATAACAGAATTTCGCGAATGCGTCTTGGTCGTTCGGGATTCGTGTATTCGCAACAGGATGAAACTGTCGCATTGACGATTCAAATACCGCATTATCACCTAAAGTTCCGAATAATTGCCCATATGTTTCTTCAGGGGTATGATTCGGTTTCATCGCTGGAACATTACTATTATTGTAGATCGTGTTACTCGCATTTGTATCGATACTTCCACTGACAAAATGTTTCGTCGACTCGTTGATATCATCCTCCACCGCGGGATTAAATGATGGTGCGGCATTTCTACGCTGTGGATTGTCCACTATTTCAGGTAAAAGCGGGTTCATCATTGGATTTTGTGGCTGTGGTGCTGTGAATTCATCACGCATCAATTCATACATCTCTGGCTTATCGATATTATTAGCGAACCCCTCCTTCGTTTTCAGGATTTTCTTCGCTTGCTCGGTTTCCATTCCAGACTTCCCCTTATGGACAAAATTATAAATCATAACAATAATTCCTAAAGTAATAGCGCCTAAAATAAATATCGAAAACGCTGATGTGATCAAAAACCCTAAAATAGTGGCGAGGATGACAAATCGTGTAATCGCGTTCAATTTCGCGGGAGGTTCCATCGTTTTCGATGGCCATATATCGCGAATATAATCCTTATTCATAAGTATACTTGGGTCTTCCATCCAGAATACTTGGTCTTTCGTCATTGTTTATGTGTGTGTGTGTCAGATATTTGAAGAATAGAAATGTATAAGTTAATATACTCTTATATATTACTAGAAGGAATTAATCGCTCTTTTGTTTATCCGCAGGAGTAGGGTGTGCTTGTGCGACTGGTGTGGCGGGTGGGCGGGGCGTCTTCGCTGGTTTATCACCTGATGTAAAGACTGCGGTATTGGCTCCGCTGGCGGGGACGTTGGGTGCTTGCTGCTGCTGCTGCTGCTGCTGCTGCTGCTGCTGCTGCTGCTGACGGTCCTGAACCTTCTTTAACAATCGTTCACGCATCTGCGCTTGCTTCATATTCCGGTTAAGTTGCGATTGCATAGCACCGAAATTCACTTTGCCACCGCCCCCCATTCCTGCCATTCCTCCGGGCATATTCATCCCCATCTTGCTTAACATACTCGCGAGATTGTTCATACCTGGCATATTCTTCATCTTTGACATCAATTCACTCGCTTCTTGCATAATCTCACTCTCTTTCAGTTCACCCGACTTCAACTTGGAATCCAACTTTGAACCCACAGACTTTATAATACCAGACAATTTGGCTGGGTTTTTAAGAAGTTGCTGAAATACACCTTTCATCGAGGTCTCATTCTCCATATTCAGGTTCAGATCCGCCGCAGTCTCTTCTGCGATCTCTTTGGCGAGCATACCGATCTTTCCATTCAAGATAGATGAGAGATGCTCGTGAATAGAATTTGCGTCTGGGATGGGTGGTACCGATCCTGATGTGCCTGGTGCTGCGCCTGTGCCCGCACCCGCTGCTGAACCCTCAGCTCCAGAGAATGCCTCATTCATAAACTCAGTTGCCTTCTTAAATGTCTCGTCGAGACCCTCAGCTGACGCTCCGTTGGCAGCACCACCCTCTGCTGCGCCAAACATTGAACCCATCTCGCTAATCACCTCCTCAAGCTTGGTTTTCAGTTCATTATCATCGATTGCCTCAAACAATTTGGCCGTGTCTCCAAATGAACCCATATCTGAGAGATTATTGACGATGGAAAAGAGAATGAGTTGGAGGTACTTCCAAATAATATCTTTGGTGTTATCTGTGATATCCTCGGTATTCCAAATCTCTCGAAAATCAATTCCAGGGAGGAAATACGTGCTCGTATCGTTCGTTCCACTAGCCTGTGCTGTATCCGGGGGATTACCTTCGCGTGAGGAAGGAGTTTCACTCGCGAAATTGAATAAGGTATCAGTCTTATACAAAATATCAAAAAACTTCACTGGATACACCGAACGACAATGCGTATACAACTCAATATAAAGTTCATCCGGCATCGGTTTCATTTCGTGAGAATATCCTAAATATCTCGACAGGGTTTCACGATACTCAGGAAAAGAACAGTCAATATCACGCAGGAAATCAAGGATAATGGTCTGAAACTCGGTGGAAATATCCTTGATGGTCACCGGCTTGGACGTGGATGATGATGACGACTTAGCTGCGCCACCTCCACCTGCGCCTGCGCTTTTTCCAGAATTACCCTTTCCGGCTTTCTTATGCTTGTGATTATTCTTGCCTCCGCCCATTGTATTATTGTATTATTGTATGAATTAGTAATATTTACGAAGTCGTAATATGTATAATTAAGATATCAAATATTTAAGTTAGTTATACGCGGGCGGCGGCGGACGCGACGCAGATTCATTATTTTAGGTGTAAACCAATATTAAATGTAAATCCGTAAAAATTGAAATGTTATTCTATAACTACAGTAATAGTAGATCAACTCAATATGGAATACGAAACTACTGTTACGACTACATCACCCACCACGGCTCAGGCCAATGCGGAGGTCGAGATCTCCCCGAAGGCGACGCTACAAACCGAAGATACAGGTAAGATTTTCGAGAAGGCGATATGTGACGCATACGGCATCCCCTATGATGGGCCGTTTATTTACAGTCAAGAAGAAGCTGACAAATTGGTCCCACGCTTGAAGCGTCTTGTGACTGACAATCTGTTCCCACAATGTGTTCATACCGCAAGCAAAGGCGCAAGATATGACTTCACCGCACTAGGCAGTGGCGGCAGTGGCGGCAGCGTCCACCTTTCCGCAAAAAGCAACAAGAAAAAAGGCGGCAAGATCGCGCCGCAAGTCGTCGGACAATCCCATCCACAAAAGTTCTGCCAGGAGCTCGGGATTGAATACACGACCCCTGAAAACCTGAAACAATACATCCAGGCGAACATTACGACGGTTTTACCGATGCTTTGGAAATACACTTTTGACTCACCAATTGTGTATTATGTCAAAGACACAAATGACATCCGGTTCATTACTGCGTCGGGGTCGCCTGACTGGAGTTCATTTCAATACGTGTGGACGCGCACCCACGACAAGTGGACAAACTCTAGCAGCTTAAAAGTTGTTATCGACGATGGATGTGGAAACCGTAAAGAAGAAACCATTTTGGAGTTTCAGTTTCACACGAAGAGTCGCCACAATATGGCGGTTCGCTGGACGATTGACAAAGTTCTGCGCATTTTCAGCGGGCATTACACGGTAGTGTCGTTGTAGACGCGGTGGCGGCAGCGGTGGCGGCAGCGGCGGGGTCGGTAGAGACCCCTTTTTTTTCAAGACAAAACAGATATTCTTGTATTGCCTTGTCTTTATTGTATTCAAACGACTTGAACCGTTTGTATTCACGCTCAATGACAGAGACAGTTCCGTATCGACGCAGAATTTCCAGCATTTTCTCTTTTGACACAATGCTTTCACTGTTGTACGACAGAAAGATCCATTTGGCACGTAAACCGCATATCAGGGTATCAAATGCGGTTTCCGAGGCGGCCCCTTTTCGACAGAAGGGGGATAGAAAGCAGTCGGTGGGAATACCGGTTTTTCCTTTTAATGGAGGCTCGGTGTTTAGTGACGCGGGAGTCTTCGCGATGATATTCAGCGGGAAATAATTCTTCGAATATTGGCGTTCATTATAAGGAGGATCCAAATACGCGATATCTACCGGGGGGAGGGTGGCGGAGAAGAAGGTGGGATCTGTTACGTCAGCGTGGAATGTAGCAGACGCAGACGCAGACGCAGACGCACACGCAGACGCAGACGCAGACGCAGAAATCGTGTGTATCGGAAACAATACAAGCGGTTTGGCGGCTTTGGCCTTGAAATTCTTGAGATAAGATCCATATACTGCGGGGACATTGCTCACTGCGTCGGCACTAATAATAATCGACGCAAGGATGAATTGATATTCGTCACGGGTCAGGTCAGCGACGGTTTCCAGCATCGCACGCATCGCGTCAATCCTGCGTGCGTTTTCAACCGTGAAGAACATCCGTTCATTTCCTTCGAAGGGGCTATAATGTCGCGTGACAAATCCTGGGGGCGTGGCGGCGACAGCAGTATTCATTTGATCGATAACGTGACGGACTCGCTCTGTATACACTGACCGGGTAAATGCGTGGGCGATCACCGAGCTATATAATTCGGAGTCATTGGAATAAATGGTTGCTGCGCCTTGTTGGCGAAAATGATAAGATACGACACCAGTCCCTGCGAAGAGATCCGCTACAGTCTTGTTTTCAAATGTCGCGAAACCGGTTTTCTCTTTTATATAATCGGTGAGCCATTGGAGAAGCTGGTATTTTGACCCGATATAATTGAGGCGATGGATTTTCGGGGGGAGTGCTTCGGACTTCTTCATTTGTAATGAATATAATGAATATAATAAATATAATATTATGTCTATTATGGTTATTATGGTTATTATTGTTCAATTTTATGGTTATGGTTATGGTTATGGTAATGTAAATATAGATAAAACACCGCAAAATTAAGTAGGAAGATCGACTCTATTGTAAGTATTGGCGCGTCTTGGATAACCCCGATGATGGTGATGACCATAAAGAGGAATTGTGTGTAAAGTAGAATGCGAAAATTGTCTACGTGGCCGTGGAATACGTCGCGGTGTATAGTATGCCCGGTCATAAACCCTATAATCGAGAGAAATACGACCCCCGCAAATATGTAATGAATCGAAGTTGTTTCAGGGATATAAATGACACCGAATATACCGATAAGAAGAATGACAATAGTAAATAATGACCACCACGATGATTTCATATGTTTCACACAACGCTGAAATTCATATATTATTGTAAATACCGCCATAATAAACATACACGCGGCGATCAAGTGTCTCGATTGTATCGTTAGTAATACAAGATCTTGACTCGTGATGATACTTGAAATACTTTTACTCTCATTGTTGTTGTTGTACTTGTAATAGACATATGCGATAGGGATAATATAGAATGAAAGCATTAAAGCCAAAAGTATGTGTTGGTTTTCATACCATTTCATTTTCTATATTATACTAAAAGTATATAATAATTCACCACTCGTATGTTTTCACGGCCGTGCTGACAATCGAACAGGTCTCCTTGACCATTTGTGAATATGCCGGTGTTCCGCAAATAAACACCACAATATCATCTGGTCCGTTTGTTCTGTCAGGTGAATCAATAATTCCAGCGAGATAATCAATAAGTGTGGCGGGTGTTAGTTTCGTGTTTTCATCGGAAATGAAAAGTCGTTCTTTCACGGTGGTGGGACTTATACGCAATACCGCATCGTCGCTTGTACGATACGATGACAAGTAATGAAGCTCCTGGTCGTCGTGGTGGTGCTGGCGGTTCTGAAGCCACGCAATACCCATACTATACAATGGTGTAATTCCAGACCCACAAGAGCACATAAGGACATACTTTGCGCGGATTTGTGCGCCATCACATACAAACGACCTAATATCGGGTGATGGATCATAATACTTACGCCCAAATGGACCTTTGATAAACACGGTTTGGTTCATTAGATATTTATCACAAATAAGAGGCGATACTTCACCGTTTGGCATACGTTTTATCAAAAATGTCACAGTATCCGCGATGTCTGTGTCCGCCGCCTCCGTATATTTCACCGGTGTATATGGCCGTTTCTTTGTATCAAAATACAGATTAAAATACATTCCTGGTTTGTATTTCGGATATTTCTCGCATAATTGTATCGTGATTTTGTTATGGATTTGACCGGTCTGTTTACCAATCGTCATATTCTTTTGGACACGGTGATTGGATTCTTCACGGATTCGATGTTTATCAAATAATGCGTCCAATGATTCTTGTCCGGTATAGCAATAAAACGATAAAAGTGGTATGGCGAATAAACCGAAAAGGCGCATACTCTCGGGGAATGTAGTGGATTCAGAAGAGGCGTATTTCACGAACCCAAAAATCAGTGCGGCCAATGTCCAGAGCGCATATTTATTAAGTTTCAAGTGGACACGTATGTATATAAGGACGATCCCCAGAATTATAACTGGGTATAATGTAGTGTCAGCAACATTGATCAAATATACAATAAGAAGACTACCACCATATAAGATATGATACCATAATGAGGAAATGATGTTTTTACGGACAAGGGTCATTAGAAACGACGCGATTTGAATGGGAAATGCGACTGCGAGGATATATGGGATTGTGCCGAAAAGACAGACGATTGTTGCCATAAATTGCGAATGTGTATAGAAATACTTGATTGCGGATTGAAGCGCGGCGGGACAATCACTCCAATACGGCATTGTGGCAGTCGTCGTCTCTTTCTTGTTTTCACGGAGATATTCTGTGCTTACATCTGCGAGTTTCATCGCGAGAAGGACGATAGTGAGGCGGATAATCAGTGCGACCGCAGATCCGTCCCGGTCCGTACAGAAATACAGCACATTAATAATCAAGAAACTCCGTACCGCGAAAATAATGGAATGTGCGCGAAACTCCTGCCAAATCATCGGTAGAATCCCGGTGCGTGTGCGCGGAATGAGAAATTGAAGTGCGGATAGCGAGAGGATACTGTGAACCCACGTAAGTCCGATAAATCCACCATTCACACTTCTTAGGGTCATCTCGGCTGTGGCACCACTATAAAAACAGTCGAATAGAAGATAGAAATAGTTCAAAAGAGAGATGATTCCCATTGTTTTGTGGATATGGAATTTGTCCTCGTGAGTTATGAGTTTAGATATTTTGGTCTTATTGTATTCCAACTTGTTATTTCGGTTAAATCGTGGATCATCTTCGGATAGTTCCTCCACTTTATAATTTCCAAGTAGATTCACCGCATATTCTGAATGCCCGACTTCATTGAATTTATGGGTCAGGTCGGGGGGGGTGTCTGCTCCTGCTCCTGTGTCATTTTTGGTGGCTCGCGCGTTGAACACATCGGGACCACCTGGATGTTCGTTTATAAATGTGGTTATATCGTAAATATTGTTATTGATTATTATTTTTGTCATCACAATGCTGCTGCTAATATATATCCAAAATTGCGTTTATATATTATTTTGGGGTATTATATCCATTATACAATACAAAATTCGCTATATTGGCGACAATATGAATACTTGCGTGTGCGTATGTTGCTGGCCAAACACAATCGTGGAACATCAAATAATGACCTAATCCATAACATACAGCTGAACATCCGATAAGATACACATATGTTAACCAAGTTGAATGTTTGAGTAATCCATTAGAGTAACCATTATGAAGATAATACGCCTGATAGGTCATACCAGAGAAGACAACCGCGATATCGATGGTGCGTCTCCAAGAATTACTTACAGGATTTCTCCAGTAATTGAGTGATGATGCTAACACAGCTGCTGGGACCGCCGTGAAATGGGCAGTTTCGTCTTTGGAAAACGCATATATCGCAGAAAAAAATGATGTCCACGCACAATACCATATAAACTCCGCATTTGGAATTGGGAGTGCGAGGGTGACCCCGGTATCCATTGTTGTCATATAGAATGAATAAAATATAAACCCATTATACGTTTATATTTTATACACCACATTTATCGAAAATGGTCCAACTCATCCCCGATAACAATAACCCAACGAGAATTAACATCGATACATATATTCTCGAAAACCGTGCGTCGTCGTCAACGTCGTCAACTGCCGCTCTTAAACGCATTGTTCGAGAGATTCAGAGTAAAAGTGGCGCTGGTGCTTTACTTCATCCAGCTGAGGAGTATTTTGTGGAGCGGTATCTATCCATACTATAATAATGTATCAGGTATATGTTGTTGAGTATCCTTATCGATTGACACATTCTTTGCCACATTTCGTATCACCTTTGCGATATTACCATTCTTTTCTCCATCAGTTGCCACCTTGGACAGTTTGAAATACTTTTCATTATCTTTAGTATTGCTATTCATACACGTGGGATGCTCCTTGGCCCATTCACTAACCAACGCGACGTTTTTCTGTTCTACGGCTAGGACTGCGTTTACCATTTTCCGGTGAATGGGTCCATCACGTTCCCAATGATTATCATCCTTCACATACAGTGTCTCGCGCTTGACGTCACTACAATGAACGGGACGTTTGTATACATCCGTCTTTTGAAGATTATCGATGAAAATATTCGACATTCCTTCCACATAGCCGAGGCGGCCCACATTTTCCAAGTCGGCGAGATTCAGTTGGATGGAATTAACGAAATCCTTCATATTCATCGCGTCCTTACATTTCTCGTTGAGAAACAGGTTCATATTGAATGTCGGGTTGTGGCTGTTGATGTTGTTGATAGTGTTGTGATCACCATTTGATGCGACCCCAACCGTGGATGGAGTTGAGTTTATGATTTGCGATTGCGATGATTTCATCATTTCCAACATCTGTGATTGTAATTGTCTATTAGATTTCATTAATTCAATCATCAATTTCTTACATAATTGATTGTCGATGACCATATTTTGTATTTCTGTTGAAGTTATTTTAATATTATTAATATTATCATTAGAGTAAGAATCGTCGTGGTCGTGGTCGTGGTCGTAGTCGCGGACGTGGTCCTGGTCACGGTCGTTGTCGAGGTCGTTGTCGTTGTCGTTGTCGTGATCGCGAGTATCATTAGACTGTTCTCTAGCCGCAATACACGTTTTTTTATGACGAGCTAACCCCGAACGATGTAAATAATGCCTGTTACAATTGGCACAAGTATTGGAATTAACCATCCCTGGCGATGATTTTTCGGCATTTTTTTTGTTACCATATGTTACCATTGTTACCATTGAGTGTTTACGGGTTGACAGGTGTATGATATAATTATTGTATTTAGAGCATTTAAAGTCACATTTTTCACATACGAAATTGTCGGCATTTTTTGGCATTTTTTGGCATTTTTTGTTACCATCCGTTTCGGTATGGTCTGGAGTATGCGTTTCATATGTAATATTGTTAGAGCATTTAAGGTCAGGTTTTTCATATACAAAACTGACGGAATTTTTTGGAATTTTTTTGTACCCTTTTGGCATTTTTTGTTACCCTCGAAAAATAAATGTCCTAAAATAGCCGTATAAAATAACCCTCAAATTCGGTCGCAATGGACGACCCCAAAAAAGTCAGTCACAGATTTTTAGGGGCAAAAATGTGTTTTGTGAGCGTTTCAGTCACAAACGTGTTTTTGGGCATTTTGAATTACGAAAAATAAATTGATGGCGCGCAAAGGGCATTTTGGACATTTATTTGGACAAATAAATGTCCAATTTTGGGGGTCTAAATTACCCCCATCCGGAGGGGGGGTAGCTGCCGCCACCCCGTGTGGCGAACTGTGCGTTATTATATAAATACCAGAGCATATATCATCTTAATTTTTTTTGATTTCAAACGGAATATTTTCGCCAAGTTTTCCTATTCGTTACATTCTTTAGAATATTATATCAACGAAGTTTATAATATTTACTATAATTCAACAACAATGGCAAGGAAAATCATTGATGGGTTCATCTTCTACAATGAACTAGAACTACTTTCATACCGGTTGAAACTCCTCAACGACGTCGTTGATTATTTTGTCATTGTGGAAAGCACACATACTTTCGTCGGCAAAGAGAAGCCATTGTTTTATGGAGACATTAAAGATGATGAACGATTCGCGGAATACCGCCATAAAATCATACACATTATTGTTGACGATATGCCGTATATCTACCCCAATATTAATTTCGCTGCGCAGCAGCAATGGAAGAATGAAGAGAAGCAGAGAAACGCGATTTCGGCTGGATTCGCAAAGATTAAGGAAACAATTGGAATTGAACCTACTGATTTTTTGATAATATCTGATCTTGATGAAATACCCGATCCGCGCACTCTAGCACTTATTAAAACCGGTGAAATCCCAGTAAATTTAAGTTCACTTCATATGGATTTGTATTATTATAACTTAAATGTTAAATTTACAGATAAATGGTCTCCACCGAAGATATTAACGTATAATAAATTTGTTGAATGTATTAGTACATCTCATATACGGGACATAAAAAATTGCCCTCTTATCGCCAATGGCGGTTGGCATCTTTCATATTTCGGAGACTATGAATTTATGAAAAATAAAACTGAGAATTATTCGCATCAAGAGTTTAATCATACCGAATTCACTGATGTATCTAAAATAGAAGAAAGAGTGAAAAAAGGGGTAGATTTGTATTGTAGACATTTTTTGAGATATGACAAGATTCGGATTCAGGACAATAAATATTTACCAATTGATTATGATAAGTATTTGACGAAGTATTACACCGAATGAATTGAAACCGGTGTAGTTGACGAAGAAGATGAGATTGTGTTTCTCAATAATTCTTTGAGTATCTTGTTTTCCATCAGTATATAATTTATTTGTTCTGGTGTAAATGATTGAATCATTGCTGATGGTGGTATAGTCGTCGCGGTGACTGTCGCTGGGATGGGCACACCACAACATATTTTTTTATGCCTGTAAATAGATGTACGAAATTTGAATGTTTTTTCGCACTTTTCACAGGTATTTTTATCCATAATTACTACATTATTATCGCTTGATTGGTGCTTGCGAGTATCCAAATGTCGGCTATAATCCTTTTTATTGTCCGTGATATATAAGCAACTTTGACAATTATAAACAACCGGCTGTTTTTTGGGCATTTTGTATAGTAAAGATACAAAAAACCGCCTAAATAAACGAACAACGAACAATCGAATAATGTCGAGAGAATTCCAACGGAATTAATTTGGATACTCATCATAATATACAAAAGGTCGTTATTACACAATATATATTTGATTGATATATTGTGTATAATTTATTCGTTAGTTTTGTTGCTGACGTTCAATTTTCCTTGTTATATTTCGCGTTTTATAAGTCATAGTCATATTTTGAGGGTCGCGAATATCAAACCTGACGTCCCCTATTTCGATAATACCAGGTTTCTTAGATGCAAATGCTTGTTCCAGTGTATCTTGATAATGGTAATCGAGCAGATCCCAGTCAGCAGCGGCAGCAAAGTTTTGTCCTTTCACTGGTTGGGTTTCATGTACCCATCTATACTTTTTGGAGGTGGTTGCCGAGTAAGCAACATCACCACCAGCAGCAGCAGCACTATGGGTATACGGTTGATGGGTATCCAGGGGACCCGGAGGGCCCCCTTTGTAAACATCCGGATCTTCCCAGCTGGACTGATCGGTGGAGCTGTTAAAGTAGTAGTTTCTACCAGAGGCAGAATCAGTATGCTCGGTCCATCCTGGGGGAAGTCCACCTCTTTGTACAATATGTCTCAATCGTCGTCGTTTTTCGACGACTTTTGTCTTATTATTATGCCCATTTGCTAAACTGCTTTTTTTATTTTTATTTGAACGTTGTATTCTTTTCGTTTTTGAAATATATTGACGCATCCGTTTAAGACTACGATAACTTTTATTATGCTTTTTGTTCATTGGTATTATAAATATTATAAATATTATAAATATTATAAATATTATAAATACAATATTTCATCCTCTCATACCAAGCTCTAACCCAAGAATAATGGCAATCATCGAAAACCAACTAAACCCGTAGTTCAAAGATGCCCCCTTGATTTTTCCATAATACTGAATCATAAAAGGAAGCATTATAAAAAAAAGCACCCACGATAAGAACCACCCTGTGAACGCATAGACCGAATATTTGATGATTTCGTCATATTTTACATATAGTTCGCGAAGCGATTCCATTATATACATATACCTTAGGTAAAACCAAATACGATTTCAAATATCTTGATTCTTGATTCTTGATTCTTGATAAGTGATCAGCGGCCAATATCCTTGAAAAATGACCCTTCGCCGTGTAGTGTATATTTCTTCCCGGTGCGGACGTCGACGTATCCATTTGTATCAGCGCAATTCTGGGTTGGGAATCCGTTGCCATACCAATAATATCCGGTGATCTTCGTGACTTCATCGCGAAGAAACATCACGTGGTCGCCGTATAATTTGGCGTGATCCACACAGGACTGATTGTAATGCGGGATGGAATGGAGATGGGATGGAGTGACGCTCTGGTATTGATGCCACGACCGGGTGAGGTGGGTTGTGTATTTCGGGACGGTGGCGGTGGCGATGACAGAATCAGCGATAGCGGACATAATGCGATGAAGAGAGTTGAAATGGTTGAATACTAAATTAAACATTTCAATTTTTTATTCCATAAAAAATCGTTCATCAGTGGATGAATATCAATTTTTTATGGAATAAAAATCGTTCCTGACAACTACCTTCGCGCCGGGTTTGTACGGTGATTCATATGGGTCCGTGGACCACGATGACGAACGCGACGCCGAGTGCGATACCTTACACTTTTAGTTTTGTTGATGTATTTTTTTCGTTTTCCACCACCACGTGTTGCGTCTTTATTTCTAAGGAGACACGCGTTCATACAACTAAGATGATCTGTGGCAGCAAGTTGAATATTTTCATTATTACGCCCATCCTCATTATTTTTTTGTAAGTTATGTATTCTATTTTGGTCTTCCTTACAATGTTGTTTACATTTATTATTAATATCAATAATATCAATAATATCAATAGACATTTATATTACATAAATTATGACTATATAAAATCTATATCCAGCTCCCACCTCCACGCGGTTGGGCCCGCATATCCATCGTTCCACGCAAACTATTATCTCCGTTTCCGTTGGCACCTAAACGCGAATACTCGGGTTGTTGGGGCGGAGCACGATATGCGGCCTGTGCGGCAAACTGGGGTGGGGTTCCAACCGGCGCATACTGATGCGGGGATGGCATAGTCTGTCCACGCTGTGATCCGGGCACACCACCCGCCCCGCTCCCCATACCACTCCCGCTCTCCATTCCACTCCCACCGCCCATCGCACCACCACCATACCCGCCGCCCATCGCGCCGCCCATCGCGCCGCCCATCGCGCCGCCCATCGCCCCATACCCGCCGTTGGGGGGCGGACCCCCCCCCGATACAACCGTATTTTGCTGCTGTTGCTGATTCTGTATTTCTAAACTCCGTTTATTCTGTAACTGTTCTAAAGACACACTCCCAACCTTATCCGGCGAATACGTATCAGGTGGAGTCTCAATTTTATCCACGATATCAATCGTCGCATAATTGTAAAGTTGCCGCATCCCACCATTCCCCTTCGCAGATAATTCATCGGCACTTTGGTCTAAAAAACTGTAATTATCTGACGCAACTCCGAATCCACTACCCATACTCTCGCGACCCAACGCAAACGCATTCGGCTCGCCGTTGAAGCCGGTGGCTACATTGTTTAATGCGGCATTCTTCGGCTGAAAATGTTGGAGGATTTGCTCGCCGTAAAGGACTTGGTGGCCTTTATTCAGGAGGAGGAGCGCGGGGACGCGGTTGACTTGAGGGGGGAGGAGGACTTTTTCGCCGGTTTCTGTAATAATATGCCAAGCTCCTGTCCCAGATTTCACACGCTTGTCAATACAAAGAAAATGAATGTCATCTTGGAGACGTGATTTAGACAGTGTCGTTAATACGGCTTTACACCGGTCACAGGAATTACTGTAGTAAATGATTGACGACATATTCCTTATTACTAAAGAATAGATAAGTTTTTATGTGGGTTTTGAACGCGGTTATAAATGACAAATACCGACTTTATACATCATAAAATAACTGGATTGTTTCAATCGTTTTAGACGTGGTATTTTCCGGACTTACCCAATAACTGATTGTCTCTTCTAATACGCGTAATCTGTCCGCCCATTCATTCTTTTTTGATTTTTTAACAACGCATAATCCATTCTTGTCACATCCCCAACACGAAGTTATAGTTGTTCCATCTTTTTCATATTCATCTGGGTTGAATCTGATAAACACAATAGGCCGGTGTCCTACATCTTGCGATAATTCCATTATGCGCTTGTTTTCACAACTACAATCATAATCCGCGTGTTGGTTTTCATCTACTTCTACAATAATAACTTGATATCCTAAATCCAATAACAAGTCTGGTCGGCGTTTGGAACAAGCGTTCTGAATTATTTTGTCTGCCACCCAACTTAATTCCGGGAACGTTGTTTTCACGTATTCTACAACTGCGTATTCTTTGGTTTTGTAGTTGCGTGAGACTGGTTTGTCGGGGAAGATGTTCATATAACAAAATCGGCAATATCCGTCGTATTTTTTTGTAACTAGTGTGAAACACCATTCGCTTTTACAAGTCTTATCTTTCACATTTACCATTCCTTGTAGTTTGTGTTCCGAACAATATAATGGTTTTGTTTCGCCTTCGTTGTTATAAGTTGGTTGTTTTTTACACCCTTCGTGAATACAATGCTTGCTTATCACATTTACCATTCCATATTTTTTGTGTTCCGAACAATACAAACCTTTTGTCATACCTTCAACATTAAATACTGGGTGTTTCTTACACCCTTCGTGAATACATGTATTGGTTGTCACATTTACCATTCCATATTTTTTGTGTTCCGAACAATACAAACCTTTTGTCATACCTTCAACATTATAGTTTGGTATAGTTTTACACCCATCATAAACGCATGTTTTATTTTTTACATCCACCATTCCATCTTCTTTGTGTTTCGAACAATACAATGCTTTTGTTTCGCCTTGTTTGTTATAAATTGGTATAGTTTTACACCCTTCATGTATACACTTTTTGTTTATTACATTAACCATTCCATCTTCTTTGTGTTTCAAACAATACACCGCTTTTGCCTCGCCTTCTTTGTTATAGGTTGGTAGAGTTTTACATCCTTCGTGTATACACGTCTTGCTAGCCACATTCACCATTCCTTGTAATTTATGTGCCGAACAATACAATGGGTTTTTTTCACCCTCTTTGTTATAATTTGGTATAGTTTTACACCCTTCGTGTATACACGTCTTGCTAGTCACATTCACCATTCCATCTTCTTTGTGTTCTGAACAATATAACGCGTTTGTTTCGCCTTCATTGTTATAGAATGGTCTTGTTTTACATCCTTCGTGAATACAATTTCGGTGTTTAATATCTACCATTCCATCCTTTTTGTGTTCTGAACAATACAACCCTTTTGCCCGACCTTCGTTGTTATAGTTTGGTTGTTTTTTACACCCTTCGTGAATACAAGTATTGTTTACCACATCTACCATTCCTTCCATTTTGTGTTTTGAACAATAAATTCCTTTTATCTCGCCATATTTGTTAAATACTGGTATTGTCTTACACCCATTGTGAATACAAGATTTGTCTATCACATTCACCATTCCTTCCGTTTTGTGTTTCGAACAATAAAGCCCTTTTGTAAATCCTTCTTTATTATAGCGTGGTGTTATTTTACATCTTTCGTGAATACATTTATGGCTTCTTACATTGACCATTCCATCTTCTTTGTGTTTCGAACAATACAATGCTTTAGAATCGCCTTCTTTGTTATAGGTTGGTATAGTTTTACACCCTTTGTGAATACAAGATTTGTCTATGACATTCATCATTCCTTCTTTCTTGTGTCTTGAACAATACAACGCTTTTGTTTCGCCTTCGTTGTTATAGATTGGTCGTGTTTTACAACCGTCATGAATACACATTTTGTATAATGAGTTATAATGAATAGACAATTACTGTAAATCAATTTATATGTAAATCGGCATTTGAAATATAAAAATAAAAAATTGATAGCAAATGTTTATATCAATATATATAATATAAACATATTCATTATTGTTGTTTACCAAGCAATTCAAATGTCTTCTGCTGCGTCCTCGTTGTCCGGTGCCCCATATCATTCAGCGTCCGCTGTGTCTAAATACATCCCCCGCATCGTATCAAAAACCGATGAACGAGGTGAACTCAGATTCACCATCGACCGACTCAATGTGAGTCTAGCCAACGCTTTACGCCGCGTCATTCTGAGCGATATTCCAACTTTTGTGTTCAGAACATTCCCCTACTCGGAATGCAAAGCAAGCATAACCACAAACACATCGAGAATTCATAACGAGATTCTGAAGCAACGCCTGAGCTGCATACCAATTCACATAAGCGATATGGATCCCTCCATTAAAGAGTACGTCCTTGAAATTCACGTGGTCGCTGACAGTAGTGAAATCCGCTACATCACAACCAAGGATTTCAAAATGAAGAACAAAACCACGGGCAAATACCTCACCGATGTCAAATGCCGCGAAATCTTCCCACCGAATCCAATCACAGGCGATTACATCGAGTTCGCCCGTCTCCTCCCGAAAATGTCGGAATACGGTGAAGGCGAGCAACTGGCACTCACATGCGACCTGGATATAGGCAGTGCTAAAGAAGACGGTGCGTTCAATGTCGTATGTACGTGCGCCTACCAAATGACGATGGACGCCGCCAAGGTCGATGAGGCCTGGCGCATCAAAGAAGCCGAGATCGTGAAGGAAGGTATTGCCGCCATAGGCAGCGAGGAAATGAACGCACAGAGGAAGAACTGGGCGCTCCTGGACGCACAACGATATACAAAAGACGACAGTTTCGATTTCGTCGTGGAAACAGTGGGAGTCTTCACAAACGCGGATATCGTCCACAAAGCCGCGCAGATTATGATTAACAAGTGTACGAAGTTCATCCGGGATATCGAAAGCGGGGAGAACCATATTATCCCAACGGTAAGCACGATCCAGAACGGGTTCGATATCGAATTGAAGGGAGAAGATTATACACTAGGGAAAGTGTTGGAGTTCTTCCTTCACGACAAGCATTACGCGGAGGACCAGACGGTCACATATTGTGCGTTTCGGAAGATTCACCCACACAACCCGGATAGTATGATACGTGTAGGGTTTGCGGAGACGGTGGGGGTCGATGAAGGCATCGTTGCGCAGTATATCACCACGTGTGCGAGGGATGCGATTGTGGTGTTTGAACACATCCGCGATCAGTTCAGGGAGTATTGAGCGTAGCGCGTAGCGCGAAGCGCGTAGCGCGAAGCGCGAAGCGCGAAGCGCGAAGCCCAAATGGGACGGAATCGAGTGTAACATTACACTTTATACACAAATAATAATATAATATTTCTATTTATTAGTATTATGGAAGCCGCCCCTGTTGTTCCTGGTTCAGCAGGAACATCACCCGTTAGCGATTTAGGTGAAATACACAAACTCCTAGACCCTACTCGTATCCGTGATTATATTACAAAACAAACAGTTACCTTGAAAGTTAGACTGGGTGAAAAAAAAGAGTTCGGTGAAGTATTCACACCAGTGAGTTTAATCAATGAAATGTTGAATAATTTACCTGAACACGTATGGACGAACAAAGACTTGAAATGGTTAGACCCGGCCGCTGGTATTGGTAATTTTCCGATGGTGGTATATGAGCGACTAATGCGTGGCCTCGAGTCAGTTATTCCTGACCCATCCGAACGAAGCGATCACATTATCCGGAATATGCTTTATATGGTAGAACTTAACGGCAGCAGCTGCGACAAAATCGCACTAACATTTGGGACTGCTGCTAACTTAATTTGTGGTAGTATTATAAATTCTGAAAGCAGGGTCAAGGTCAAGGTCCATATCCGGTTTAAGGACCCAACAATATCAACATTTGACGTCATCGTAGGCAACCCGCCATATAATGCGCCAAAAAAAAGTAAAGGAGGCAGCCGTACTCTGTGGAATCTATTTGTAGATGAATCATTAGATGAATGGTTGAAACCAGGTGGATACTTGACATTTGTTCATCCTTCTGGTTGGAGAAAACCTCCATCAGCGTGTTCTAAAATAAAACACATGTTCGATAAAATGGTTCATCGAAATTATATGAGATATCTAGAAATACATAGTAAATGTGACGGCTTTGCGACATTCGGTGCCCAAACAAGATATGATGTTTGTGTTATAGAAAATAGACCGCCAAAGCCCGGCGAACTTACCACCGTAGTCGACCAAAAAGGTAAAAAGAATATGTTAGATTTAAGAGAGTGGGGGGATTTTTTACCGAATCATAGTTTTGAGTTGATAAAATCATTATTCGCTCCTACAAAACAAGATCATGTTAATGTTATATACAGTCGTTGTCAATATGGCTCAGACGAGGAATACAAATCATTTGTCCAACATTCACCACCTTCTAAAGAATTCCCACATCCACTAATCCACAGTATTGTAAAGAGTGGTCCTAGATATTATAGCACGAATGTAAAAAAAGAATCACCCAAGATGTTTGGGGTTTCAAAAATAGTTATGACTGAATCGGGGATAGGAAATGGAGTTTATCCTGACCCTAAAGGTAAAGTCGGAATGACACAAGGAGCATTTGGAATAAAACTACCACCAGACCCTATCAAAGTAGAAGAACCGCTAATGAAACACGCCCTAGAAAGTGAACTGTTCGCTCATATTGTGGATGCGATGTCATATGAAAATTTTAGAGTTGATAGAAATATGTTTCGTTATTTTCGTCCGGACTTTTATAAACATCAAGGTTTTCAAGATAGTCCTAAGATATCAACTATTTCAGAATACACAAAATGTGATGGCGGTGGCGGTGGCGGTGAAGGTGAAGGTGATGACGAAGATGAATGTGAATGTAAAGGAGATGAAGGAGGAGGTGGTTCTGCCGCAACGCGCCGGTTTACCCAAATCCTAACCGCACATCCCGCTCCCCCCCAATCCGCAAAAAAAAAACCTCGTGTGAAAGCTGGCGGTAGAACCCGTCGTCGCCGTCGCCATAGAACTACTACTATTAAACTTCGGAAATATAAGAAGCAGCGACATACAAGAAAAAAACACAGGTTACATTAATAATAATATTTTTTACACTGTAAATAAAAAGTATTAGAACACACACACATTTTACATACCGCTGATTTCCTGTTCCTGTTCCTGTTCCTGCGGCCTTGCTGCCCTTTACTCATCCGTCGTTGCCACCCCCACCGCAACCTTCTCCTCGTCGCAGTGGGTCCTCAACGCGTCAGGCATTGTCGCCGCACGATGCCCCATCCGAGGGCGAAATGGGCGCCCCTGGTTGGAGAAGATTGCGTCGTCGGGGTTGATTGGCGATGTTTCGAAATCGGTCCCTTGCGTGAGACGAAACAGGTTGGAGAATGCGAGCATCGACATCATACTCCAGACGGCGGAAGAGAGATCGCGGAGTGTCTGGAATACGCGAACCACTGGGCCGCGATTGTCAGCGTCAAACTGGCTGAATTCGGTGTAGATGGATGACATCACAGACACCGTAGCGCGCTGTTTCTTTTCAAAGCTGGATTCCGTAATGGGGCGGTCGAGTGTTGTCATCGCATTCACGTTCACAACGTCAGTCCCCGCAAGCAGACAGAGACTCAAGAAGTGCTGCTGGAGTTGTCCGCTGCCGACGAGCAGGGTATTCGCGAGCTGGTTTTTGGGACGTGGGTCGAAGTAATCCGCGCACTTGATATTTTCATCGCCGAATGAATGAGATTGTGACCTGGTAAGTGGAGCAGGGGGCGCCGAACCCGCCGCAGTGGGAACTCCGTCATCGTCGTAGTCGTTGTCGTCTTGGCCGTACTCACCGCCGTGTTCGTCCGCAGTCTCGATGTCGCTGTTGTGTCCACCCCCCCAACTGGTGCTGCTGTTGTTGTAGTCCCACGCGGCATCTTCTTGTTCTTCGTGATACCTGGACGCGACGAGCGAAATCAGTTGGACGGTTCGGTTGAGAAACGCGAGTTCTTTAGCAAGGATTTCGGCCAAGGCGGCGTTGTCGCGCTCGATTTTGTAATTGGGGTCGTTTTCGGACATCGCTGGCACGCGAAGACTACGACGCGAACGAGGCGCACAGGGGGTCATCAATTCTTCGTCGTGGTGGGGGAGAGGCGCATTCGTGTCCGCATCATCCGTCTCTGTCACCGTGTCCGCCGCGGCCGTGGCCACTTCGGCGCAGTGTTCAATTTCTTCTTCGAGTTTCCTGATACCTGTGAAAATCGGGTTGCCGGCGGCGAGATTATGGCGCATCGCCATCGTATATGTCGTCAAGGCGTGACGAACTTCGGACTTGTCGGTATTCATTCCAGAAAGATGGTAGTAGCAGATTGCGAGATCGCCGGTCCTAAGGGAAGCAAACATTGTTCGTAGTAGTCGTAGTCTTGTGGATTGAGTCTGTCAAATGGTGTAATGGTAGAAAAACATTTCAATTTTTTCCAGGGGAAAAAATCGGTCCTTTATGAAATAGTACTGTCAATTTTTTCCAGGGGAAAAAATCGGTCCTTTATGAAATAGTACTGTCAATTTTTTCCATATCAGGCAAACACGATGCGCATAATATAATGTAAAAATATATTATGAGTTTACATATAAGAGAATGCCGGTAGATTATTCTAATCAAGATAAAACCAATACCGACTTATCTGGTGTAGATTTAAGTGGAGGCAATTTTACAAATACAATCGCAACTGGTGTCAATTTTACGAATGCGAATATAACGAATGCTGTATTCAAAAATACGCTCATCACCAGCGCAAATATAAGTACTCTAACATTTAGTGATTTACAGAAGGGGTATTTACTGTTACGTGCTGCGAATCAGACGATCGCAGCTGTTAATAACTTGACATCGCTCACCCCCGCCCAATTTCGTATCATACAACCGTCGGTTTCACTTGACACTATCAATATGATACAAACGGTTACAGTGAAAATCGCAAACGATCTATCCAATGGAAAATATACAATACAAGTATCTCCACTCATTAGCCAAATTGTATGTATATTTGCTGCAACAAACCAGAATATTGTGATTGCTACATCAGGTACCAACGTACGGACGATACGAAGCAACGGAACACTAGTTCAGGATGTGGATAATGGGAATGCGACGCTCAGTCTTCTGAAGGTGGGTTCGGTGTCGTATAGTCTAACGGCTGCCAACGGTGATGGCGTTATTGCGATGATACCTGTTAATTTTAACGTATATCAAGTGAATGGTTCTGGATTAGGAGATGTTATTACTTTAGCTCTAGGTGGTGCGGTTGGGAATGGTGCGACCGGTCCAACAGGTCCAACTGGCGTAACAGGTCCAACAGGTCCAACTGGTATAACTGGCGTAACAGGTCCAACGGGTCCAACCGGTATAACTGGTGTAACAGGTCCAACAGGTCCAACCGGTATAACTGGTGTAACAGGTCCAACGGGTCCAACGGGTATAACTGGCGTAACAGGTCCAACGGGTCCAACCGGTATAACTGGCGTAACAGGTCCAACGGGTCCAACGGGTCCAACGGGTCCCACAGGTCCAACGGGTCCAACTGGCGTAACCGGCGCAGCAGGAGGAAATCTTGTATTGTATTTAAATCGACAAAATAATGCAGGTTCCACTATAAATGAGCTTTCACTAAAAACGAATAGTGCGACTCAAAATTTTTATACAATGAACTTATCGGCCGGTTCAACCGTAGTCGCAAGTGTAAATGCCGGGCTAATTTCATCATTTACAAGTGAATTATTTTTAACGTCTGGATTGTGGGACCTTAATGTGTTTTTATCGGCAAATACAGCAAGTGATATTCCGTATATTAAAATATTTAGTGCGTTTTATATTGTTAATACGATTAGTGCTGTGCCAAACGCATTTTATGTAAGGATTGGTGGAACTAATTGGCGTGATTATATTCCATTATTGACTGCCAACACAACCACAAATATACAAACTTGGAGTACGGACTCACAATTCTGGGATGTAGGTAATGGTAGTAGTAATGAAATCGCCAAACAGTTCAGTTATTTCGCAGGATACTGGTTGAATGCGAATAGAGCAACAAATGGTCAAAGTTTTAGTGTTCCCACTTATACTACAGCGGGCCTAAACGGAACATTTACATTCACCGCTCTTACAAATTATCCAGTAACATCATATAGTGGTCGTTTATCAAGTTATAATAGTAACGAACTAAGAACATTAACTGCTCAAGCCGACGGAATTACCGCAGGTCAACTTGTATATACTGATGCTGGAAGTGTAATTCTTGATAGAACAAATTCATCTATTGTTCCTCCTGTTTCATTACCTGCAAATGTTGTTCAAATTGGCGGATTAACAAATTCGGCATCTGTTACGTCAACTACTATTTCTGAATACTCTTTGTATGCTAATGTACCGTACACGAATATTGGAACTTATACAAAACCATATTTACAAGTTCAGATATATGCGTATAATTCTAATACAGGAACCGTTGGCGGGCGTGTTTACTATCAAAGTCCAGCTAGTTATACAAATTTAATTATTAGTTCTGGAATAGTTGGCCCGACAGGACCAACAGGACCAACAGGACCAACAGGACCAACAGGACCAACAGGACCAACAGGACCAACAGGACCAACAGGACCAACAGGACCAACAGGACCA